ATCTAATTCTATACCTATGAAGTTAAAATCTTCTAATTTTGCTGCTTTACCTGTCGAACCAGAACCCATAAATGGATCAAGAACAGTTCCATTTTTAGGTGTCACCATACGAACTAAATATCGCATAAGATCAGTAGGTTTTACCGTTGGATGATTATTTTTGGAAGGGATGAAAGGTCTATTTGCTCTTTCAGGAACCGCAGCACCTTCATTTTTCCATTCTTTATCAGGAAGATTATCAAGACCCTCATTTCGATCTTTCTTGGAAGTCTTAGCACAATAGAAGAAACGGGCGGCGGAACCATCATCACCAAGACCACCTGCATTTGCCACCAAAACATCACCAGAAAAGTCGCCATATTTATGACCAAAATTATTTTTAGTCTTACCACCACTAGATTTTGATTGTGGAAATAACTTCGTCACTTCTTCACTACCGTCATGAATCAGATTAGCGGGGAAACGACCAACAGGTTGTTCTTGATTACCTGCTCCCAACCCTTTCCCATATACTTCATTATCATCACGCTTTATAAAAGGACGTGTCACATTTTCTTCACTTGTAATCCTACTTTCATCAATATTGATTCCACCTGTTCCATACTTCAAGACATTGGCGGCAACAGTCTTTTCAGACAATGGTTTTCTTGCAACCGTTATAGGTTCTAATGCTGGTTTGAGTGCAGTTCCCCAACCATCCCATTGTTTTGCTTCGTCTGTGGCGGGAGCAGTGACTTCTGACTTTGCAGACCCGTTCGCCAAACCCTTACCATAAATCTCATTGTTTCCTGTCTCTCCATCTCTATATCCCGGTAATCCAATCTTTGTTCCGATTACCTTACGTTCAGCACCAGCAGATTTATCAATCGCCTTACTGATATTCTGCGATTTCGGAAACCCACTTCCATACACCCATGCAATCATATCACGAATTTCAAAACCACCATCTTCAATAGCAACTGCCATACGATGTTGTGTCCGAGTGCCAGCAAACGCCAACAAGTGACCACCCGGTTTCAAAACCCGTAAACATTCTTCCCAAACGTCTTGACTAGGAACAGATTTATCCCATGCTTTCCCCATAAATGAAAGACCATATGGAGGATCAGTGACAATACTATCCACACTATTGTCAGGTAGTTCTTTCAGACGATCTAAGCAATCGCCCAACATAAAATTCACTTCACTCATTTTCACCTCTTTTTCCATTTAGTAAATTTCAGACTTGCATCAAGACCTTTGAAAGAATTGTCGTATATAATCTTTTCAATGTCTTTAACACCAGAAAGCACCATATCATTAATATCTTTTTGTTCTATATATGAGGGCCATATACATACTTTATAACCTTGCTTAATCGCTTTTTGCATTCTCTTATGTATTTCGACATTTCTTGGTTCGTTATCGAAAACTAAAATACCATTATCAGCATTACGCAATCCATTCATGTTACCATCCGCACCCGCCATTGCGACACAGTTATTTAGAAATAAACTATCAATACCACCTTCAACAACGAGATAAGGTTTTTCGAAATCTACTTTATCCAACCCAAATATTTTTGGTTTGTCTTCATGAAACATGATGGTGATATATCTAATTCCATTAGGATCAAACCCCCTTGCAGAAACACCAAAAATCTTTCCATTCTCATCAAGAAATGGTAAAATCAATCTAGGTTCGTCTTTTTTGAAACCTTCAAACTTATTAGGCAAAATAGTGTTGATCCAAGTTTTGAACTTAGGAGCATAGAACAACCTATAATGTTGATCGGGAGGTATTCTGCGATTTTGTATATATTTCTTAACGGGATGATCATGCTTTAATTGACTAATTTTTTTGATCTTTTTTAGAGGATGACTTTCAAAAACAGGTTTGATTGTTTTGTATTCTGCATCCACAGGCATTTCTTCTTTTTTCTTACCCTTACTCAAAAACTTTTCAGCAAGGTAATCTTTGTATACTTCGGGATCAATGATTTTAAGAAATCCCATCAAAGGGTGACTTTCTCCACAGTTATGGCAATAATATACAAATGATTGATTCTTGCTTTCAAGCAACCAACCTCTTGCTTTCGTTTTTGATGTTTGTGAATCGCCACATAAAGGACACCTGAAATTTATCCTATATGGGTTTTTGTGTGTGATTTTAAACCTTTCGAGGCGGTTTGAAACCAACATAATATGTTGCAAGTCTACATAATCTACCATTTTTCTCTCTTATTTTATAGATATACAAAAGAGATTATAGCACTATGAGTCTAGGTTGTCAACTAGGAAATAAAACGTTCCAAGGAAAAACAGACAGCACAAAAATTAAAATTGCGGCGATGCCCATAGCATACCACTTCCAGTTTTCCAATTTTGTTATTCTTTGATCTTGCTTGTCAAGTTTGTCATTAAATGAAGTGCTCATATCATCAATTTTAGTCATAAGTTCTTTGTGTCTTTCTTCTCTATGCTTTTCAGACACTTCTTTAAGATCATCAAGTCTCTTATTCAAGTCTTTATGAAACTCCATTTCATCTTTATTATGCTGAACAAATTTCTTTTCTAGTATTTCTACTCTTTTTTCGTTGTTTTTAAGCATTGCTTCTTGCACTGCCAAATTTTTAAGTATATCTGACATTTGCCCAGCGACCTTATCGAATTTAACAAACACTTCTTCTATTTGCTTAATATCTTTTTTAACCAAAGCAATATCAGTAACAATGCTATTTATATCATCATCTGACATTCGTTTCTCCTTTTAATTAAGCAATTTGTTTAATTGTATTTATTATTCGTAAGATTTTTCATATATAGCAACGACACTTTGATATTGCTGTATCGTTGATCTAACATCATTCAAGTTCAATGCAAGATTTTCATAATCATCGCCACTCAAACCAAAAATTACGGGGTTTTGGTTTGAATTCTCCATTTCTTCAAAAACTTCTTGATAGTTTTCTTCTGTAATTATAATCCATTCGACGTTTCTAAGTTCCAACTGATCCACAGTAGGAACAATAGGTGCAGGTTTTTCAACGGGAACCTCTCTAACTTCTACAATAGGTTCTTGTTCAGGAACGTCAACGGTAGAACAAGCACTAACGGCCAACAAGACTGTCAAACAACCAAGGACATTCATTGTTAAATTTTTGCCCATTTTCTGCATTCCTTTCATTATCTGTTAATGGCGCACCAGAAAGAAGTTCAAAACATCTTAATGCTTCATCTGATGCATTGTTAATAATTCTTTCAACTAACTCTGGTCTTGCCTCTGCCAAAGCACTTATATCGTGATCACTTAGTCTGTCTCTCAGTCTAGAATTTTGTTGACGTATTTCGTCTAACTGTCTTTGCGCAACTTCATATTGCTCTCTAATCTGCCTAGCATTATCTTGTAAATATGTAATAGTTTCATTGGCGCTTTCAATAGCACCCTCTAATTCTATCTGATTGCTTTTCAAAGTTGCATTGTTTTCAGTTAGTTGCATAATAGTATTTTGGGTGGTGGTGTAATAATAATAAGCACCACCACCTATAACTGAAAATAATGATATTATTCCAATGATAAAGTAAACTTTAAGCATTATTCAAATTAGTCATCGTCGTCTTCGTCGTCATCATCTTCCATTTCTTCATCATCGTCATCGTCTTCATCATTCATTTCTTCTTCATCGGATGCTTCTAGTGCAAGACGGATACGTTCTTTAAGTTCTTCTTCAAGTGCCTCTTTTACAGAAAGAGGGTTTTTGTTGATTGTTTCTTGAATGATTTTTTCTACTGACATTTTATGTCTCCTTTATGTTGATTATTGCTATACACTTATTTATTAGCGAAATAATTTTGCGTATGTATTCGGACCCGCAATACCATCTGGTTTCAGACCATTAGCACGTTGGAAGTTTTTCAATGCAGCGGCAGTTCCAATACCAAAAATACCATCATCTTTGATACCCAATGCTTTTTGCAATTTACCAACTGCTGGACCTCTTGAACCTCTTTTCAAAATAGGCATAGATGAATTTCTAGGCGATGGTGTTCTAGTAGGTGTAGGAACCTCTCCGCTCAATATATCTAATGCTCTTGCATATCTTGCTTTACGGTCATCTAATCCAATTTTCCCGCCATTAACTCTTTTAGACATTCCAACAATATCATTTCTATCAGCATATCTTTCTAGATTGTTTTTCTCCCAAAACCAACATGCTGATTCAAAGGCACCTTGTTTTGTTGACAAGTATTCAGCGGCATCTTCTGCACTCATACCTACATCGTTTCCAAATGCAGTGTAGTTGCTACGACCTGTAAGTTGTTTGATACCACGTCCACGAAACCTCCAACCATCACCATCTTCCACATTACCTAATGCACCACGTCTTGAACGATTTTTGTCCATGTATACATAGTTAGCAATCTTTTCAGGTTGTCTATGATACTCTTGCGCATGTGATTTTGATTTGAAATATCTTTTTCCAAAAACACGATATAGTGCATCTGCGGAATAATTCAAGTTTTCTTCCAATCTAGTAAAATCAGCGGATTCATGTGCACATTGTGCCATAAAACCTGCGATTCTGTTTGGAGTGTTTATTTCATATTTTGCAAACATCTTCAATGCGATTTCATACCATTCTTCTGGTTCACGGTTTGTTGGTATCATCGCTCTAAACTGGTCTAATGTTATTTGCATTTTAATCTCCTAAAATATCTCTTAGTTTTTTGCCTTTGTTTTTCTTATTTTTTCTTTTATAACGTCTCATTTGTGCAGGCGTCACACCCGGTTCGCCATCGGGACCAACTCCCAAACCAGCAATTTTTCCCGATCCAACATTCATTGTTGGAGTCTCTAAAAAGTCGTTTTTTGTATTGACAAAATTGTTTTCAGTGATATAATCCATGTATGGCATAAGGGATATTATTGATTCGTTAAGCTGTTCTGATTCAATTATTTCTTCTGTTAGCATTGATTCATCAGTAAAATATTTCCATTCTTTAATTAACCATAAAGCAGCAGCATAAGATGCAATTCTACTTTTGCCGCCGGGAACTTTTTCAAGTAATTTTTTCAATTTTAGAACAAGTAAATCAAATTTTCCAAATGCATTTCTCATTTGTTTTGATCTACTACGTTCTCTTTTATTGATTAAAATATTTCCACGTTCATCAATTATACCAAGATCATATGCCTCCCACTCATCAAAGGGTGTGGCAAGTCTTCTGATAAATTGATATACTAAAAATAGGTCAACGACCATTATTACGTCCTTACTTGTTAGGTTTTAATCTATACTTTCGCCCATGTCATCCATTTTAGCGACATAAACTTTTTTTCCCTTTTCACCAATTACGCCATAATCATCATTTTTTTCAAGAAACTTATTTGCTTCTCTTTCACTATTGAATACTTTGTAGTCTTTGAATGTTCTGCCGTTGAATTTTACTGACTCATTGTATGCAGGTTTTACTGCCAATACGCCCATTTTTGATTTTGGAACCTTCAATTCTTTTGCTGCATACATCTTGGCACCATAAAGGTCTTTGGCATCATTTTTTGTTATTTCAAGTTTCTTTCCATTATACATAGCAATCCAACCATCTGCTTCATCAAGTTGAACATCTTCACTAAGTGCTTTCAATTCATCTGGTGCATACTTCATCATTTTACCGTCTTCACGCTTCACAGTGTAGTATTTTCCCTTTTCTTTAGGGTCTACTTTTACAACTTCACCTTCCATGCCACTCTTAATGCATTCTACTTCATCACCAACTTCGAAGTGTGACTCTTGAAGATCGTAATCTTCTTTCATCATTGCAATCTTTTTGCCTTTTGGTGTAAGATTATAGTAATAGGTATCCTGTTCTGGTGAAATGATACCTTTTTGAAGTTCTATATCTTTCACATAACCCATTCTCTTTAGTTTTTCGATAACTTTTTTATACTTTGGGTCCGCCGCTCCACCAAAACCTAATGCAGATTTAAGTGCTTGCTTTTCCATAGCACTGAGGTTTTTTTCTTCATCAATTCGCTCTACATCTTCTTTTTTCATTGCCTTGGTGATTGCTTTACGTTTTGTGTGTAGATATTTGTCTTCATCATCTACTTCACCATCATTATCAATGTCTTGATCTTTTCTTTTTGCAAACTTTTTCATAACAGCATCTTTGTTAACTTTGTCAAGTTTTTCGCTGATAATCTTTTGTAGAATATCTTCTATAGACATTTATATCTCCTTTAGTTTTATCTTTATTTTTTCGTCAGAATTTATGTCATCAGTATTTATAACCGTTCCGTTGTATTCTATTTTTTCGGGTAAATAATTAAGAAATTCTACGAATGGTTTTACCAGACCGTGATATTCTTCTAATTTCATAAAAAGCATGTTAGTAGCATTTGGTCCAAAACAGTTATAGATAATGATGATGTGATTAAGAATTAACCTTTCTTTCAAGTCACCACACTGTATGTATCTGTTCAATAATTTTCTAATGTATTGAAACCTTTTCAAATCTTCTTCGAATTCTGTTTCATCATGGCAATGAGGATTGTCATAACTCTTTGCAGCATATAAAAGAAAGGTTGATTCATCTAATTTCATTATATATTACCTACTTTTGTCTTGCTTTTTCTCGTTCACGTTGTTTTTTATCTCTCTCACGCTGCTTTCTGCGTTGTTCTGCGCCACGCTCTTTTTGTATCTTTTCTCTTGCTTTCTTTAGTCTTTCACGGTCTTTTTTTTGTTTTTCCATTGCCTTTGCTCTTTTTTCAGCAGCATCAGCACGACCAGATGTAGACATTCTTTTTGCCGCTTTTTTGGCACCTTTAAATGCCAGTTTAGCAGCACCCTTTGCAAGAGAATCTACAAACTCATTCACATCTTCTTTTTCTTCTACCCTATTTTGAAGAAAATCATTAATTTTTTCGTCAACACTTTCTTTCATGTAGTCCATTGAAATATCTCCCGTTATAAGCGAAATGAGGGGGATTGTCCCCTCATTTTTAATTGTTATTCAGAGTCTGCAACTACAGTATCTTCGATAGCAGTATTACCTGTTACGCCATCGTCACCTGCGTCTACAGCGGAAACTTTCATTGCTACAAGATTTTCTACCTTGTGGCGTGTTTCGCCTAGTGCATTTGTGTATGTTGTGTAAAGATTCCAACCGGGTGTTACGATACCTTTATCACGGTTAGATTCTACACCCGCTTCCTCAAGGTCTACAAAATACACGTCATCCGCTTCTGCGTCTGATAGATACTTAGGTGCGTCTGATTGTGTGTCTGTCTTTCCAAAAAGTGACATTTTAGTTCTCCTTTTTATGGTCTTTGTTTATTGTTTTTATCGCCATAATATTATTTATTTATGAGATATACATGTTTAGTTCATATCTACCTTCATCGTAGTAAACTTGCATTTGTAATTTGCGTCTGGATTCTTTTCCATTTTTCATCAAGTCAATAGTGTATATGTTTGTTTTTCCACGACTGGGTTTTCTCGGACCCGTAGCAACTTTACGATCCCATTCATCGTCATCTATTTCATAACCTCTTTTTTCAACCTGTTGTTTTGCATGTTGCACCGCAGATGAAAAAGTCTTGTGATTTATCTGGTAACTATCTTTTGATTCTTCTATTTGAGAACCCTTATCTGTCATTTTAATCTTCATTTTTACCATAGGATATTTATCGGAAATCTTTTTGAACTCTATGTATCCACGTCTTCTGAGACTGAACACAGAATTATACATTTCTTGGTCTGCACCTGTGCGCAAATCAAAATCCACGTTTGACCACTTATTTTTATCAGCGATACTAATTATTTTCTTTTCGCCTACGCTAAGAGCATTCAAAAGACCTAATTTCTTTTCGTTGATACTATCTTTTGCTTCGTTAGGTCCATATCCTTTAGGAGTAACGTCCTTTGCTTTTCTTGTTTTCTTTCCAGTAGGAACCCATTTTCTGTTCTTGCCTGTCCCGACCCATTTGCCGTTTACCTTACTTCCGTCTTTATTGAAGTGTCTTTGTAAATGTGCTGGCAATTCTTCGTTAAGTCTATTTTCTTCATATAAATCATCAATAACAGATTTTAGACCATCACGTGTGCTCATTTCTTTTTCAAGTTCTTTTTTCTGCTTACTACTTTGATTGTCATAAAGAGTAATTAGATAACTTGCATCTTTCAAAGAAACTTTTATGGGTTTACCACCTAATATCAAGATACGATCTTTCGTTTTTTTATTAACCATATCTCTCATTTTATCAATCGTGCTTTCTGAAATGACGCTTTCGCCTAGAATGCCATCAATCTTGGACTTATTCTTCTTGAAATAGTCCATCATTTTCTTTTCTAGGTCTGTATCATTTTTGTATTTTGTCTTGCGCATCTTTGCTTTTGCGTTGCGAACTTGATAAGAATGGTTGGTCATTTCCAAAACACCATCATCAATGCTAAATGTTGCATGAAAAGGCGAATTCATTGCAATGCCATTTTTCCAAGTATCTTTAGGACCAAAAACTTTAAGAAAATATGTGGGTTCTCCACCCCCTAAAGTGCTTTTACTCAAAGACGCCTCAAATCCGTATTCTTTTTTAAGTTTGTCAGCAATACCTTTTAATGTATCCATTTCAACAGATTCACTTAGTCCGCTTCCATACCCCTCATCAATGTTCGCTTTTTCTTGCCATTCAAGCGAAACTTTGTCCTTGTCTATTGGACCACCTTTTGCCCAAGTTCTACAAGAACGTGCAGAGTGGCATTTGAAGTGGTGCATCCAGCAATAACCAAGTTCACCATCATCATCAGATGTTTTACCCGGCATACATTCTTTCATGCGCTCTGATATATCAAAGGCAACGCAGTTTCCACAATTGGATTTCTTTGCGGCATTTTCTGTCGTATCCCAATATTCTGCTATATCCTTCCAATAATCCCCCGGTTCATTGACATTTAGAGGTCCATATTGTATGTGTTCTTCTTTTATTGCAGCGTCACGGTTTTTCGTGTTCACTTTTAAGTTTTGTGTCGCAACAGGGCATGATTCTTCTTCGTAGATTGGAGATTCACTTAACCCATTCTCTTCAACAAACTTTCTAAAACTTTTCATTTATCCGTATCCTTAGTTTATTATTGCTAGGTATTATTCTGTGGTAAACCATTTTTGGAATATGTATATTATCACCTTTATTTATAAAAAAAGGCAATTCGTTGTCAAATTGGAATTTCCACCCTCCCCCTTCAAGAACAGTGACTTCTCTATCGTTGTGGTCTCTATGCCATACATATTCTTCTGATTCAGTAACATTCGGATCAAAGGTTCTAATCCACTCTGTCTCACTAATCTTTTCATCAATATAAGGTTCTGTCACCAGAAAAAATTCCCTCCATTTTTCAATCCGAGTTGTTTAGAATATTTTGGAAGGTTGCAACTCCAATATCCAGCAGTTGTCTTATCTTTCTTCAAATGACATTTGTGCCTTGCTGCAAAGGATTTTCTTGCTTCTTCGTCATCAAAATTAACATCTAAACCACTATCATCACCAAAATTTACTTTTATCACATTGCCCTTGTCATTTTTAACGTAGACATAGAATTTTTTAGGTCCGCCCCTCTTAGGTTCATTAAGTTCTACATCTTCTCCATCATATTCTGCTTCCATCAATGGAATGTCTAAAGGAACATACTGACCTTCATATTTCGCATGTTCTCCTATGTCAGTTTCAAGAAGTTCAACATCAAAAGTGTTTTTAACCACTAGCAAACCTTCTTTGTATTGTCTTCTCGCTTCTAGAAAAAATCTATAAAACCCTTCACTGTGGGGTCTGAAAACACATTCGGATATTGGTATATCGTTTTCGACATGATATTCAACAGATTTTCTTACTGTTTCTTCATGTATGAATTTCTTAAAATGTTTCATTTCAATAAGTGTTACTACTTTTTTTCGATATGTTATTGGTGACTATAAAATCGTAATGTTCCATATTCAGAACACCACTATTTGTCTTTTTGTCCAATTCGGAAATGTTTTCTGCTATATCATGAAGAATAACATCATCAGTTTCTTCTTCTCTGAAATATTCAAAAAGACGCATCATTAGAGAATACGATAATCTAACGTGTTCTACATTTCTTTCTTCTAATATCTGTTTGAATGTTTTCATCATACCCTCACAATTGGATTTGGTGTTCTAAAATCTTTCTTTCTCATAATAGTTTTAGCGATAACATCAAGTTCGTCGTTTCTACGATCATATTCGATAGCAATTGGCATATTTAACTTTGATTGTAAATCTTTCAAGACAACTTCCGCATCTTTGTGTTTTGATAAAGTGTTACCTTTTTTCTTTACTTGCATATACAACTTTTTGATCATTTCCGATAGTTCTTTCATGTCAATGCAAGGTTTATTTCTTTCATCTGACATTCTGTCTCTGAAATGTCTTTTACCAAAATCAAAGTCAATATTGTATTGCTTGAAAAGTTTATCGACAACTCTTTCAAACGCTTTTAACTGCGCAGAAGTAAGTATCGGACATGAATCATCTCTTTCGCAAACCAATTCAAGTGCCTCATAAAGACTTTTGGTAAATGATTTTGGGTATTCTTTCATCAAACCAATCAGTTCTTTTGCATTTACATTCGTCTCAAAAACATCAATTTTTTTGTTCATGTTGTAAAATGCCAACCACCTGTGGTGACCATCAATGACGTAACCATCTTTAGAAACCATTATTGGTTTATTGGGCATAGAACCAGAAGAAATATCATCAATTGCTTTTTTAATTTTATCTTTGTCGAACTGTCCTTGCGTTCCCTTTAGTTTTTTAGGATTAATAGTTTTCTTTACTGTTTTTACGTCATTCTTCTTCAAAAAAACAAAGAAATCTTTCAAGTCTTTTGACTTGATCTGAGGCATATCTTTTCTTTTAATGTCCATAGTGTCCTTTTTTGAAGGAACAGTGACATTGAATTCTCTGACAAAAGACTTGAAACTTTTCATATTATTTCCTCTTAAATAATTTTTACATTCTGGTGTTTTACAACGTAAAGTTTACCTTCATCATCTCTTATTCTCATACGACCTGTCGCTTCATCTGTTCCGACAAAGGTTCCTTCAACGTCTTTATACCCATCTGTTATCTTGTATTTTTTAAACCTTACTCTTGAACCTCTAGGCATCTCTTTTTCTAATGGCGAAGATTCATGTTGACCGGGGGTGTCTTTTTTATAAATTCTGGTAAGACTATCTGTTCCCCATTCTCTGTCATATGGATCGGAAGATTCGGCAACCCCGTATTTTCTTCTAAATTTATCCATAATTTTCGGATCATGTTTTTTCTTTGCTTTTTGAGGTGGTCCATATTTTTTGATATATTCTTTTTCCAGTTGCTTACCAGTCAATTTTATACCAGAAACTAATTTACTAATGTCATATGCGATATCACCCACATCAACGCCTTTTAGAACATGTCTGTGCATGGCAGAAAGTGCTTTGTCTACGATACTTTCTTCATCTAAGAAATCCATATCGTAGATTTCTTCCAATGTAAAAATGTCTTCTTTTACGCAAGAACCGGGTTCATAATCTTTTTTGCCACGAACTTTTTTATATCCATCCCAACATGGATTGTCTTCTTCTAAAGATTCGTTTTTCTTCACTTTGTCGGCAAGGTCTTTATCTGCTTTCCCCCATGTTCCTTTTCCTTTAGTAGCAAATGAGTTTACACGTGCAAGACCCCACTGAACTGGTGTTGTTCCGGGTCTGTGTCCTGTTCTCCACGCAGCAACACCACGATCAAAAACCTTTTTAAGAATTGAATATGAAATGCCAGTTTCTTTTGATTTCTTTTTCAATGCTTTTTCTGCTTTTTCTTCCATCAACTCTATTTGTTCTATAAGATTTTCTATTTGAACATCCTCACCGAACATCTTGTCATATTTTTTAGTATGTTTTGAAGGTTTTGTTTTTGCTTCTTTATCACCGGGTGCGGGTTTATAAGCATCAGGATTGTCATCATCCATCTTTGCTTTTTTATTGAAGTGTGCATCTCTCTTGTCTTTTGTAGAAGGTGCAAGTCCTTTATAGTATTTGGCAGGTTGTGTGCCTTTTTTATCTTCTATGTCTTGATCTTGCTTGGTAGACTCATTAATTTCATAAACTAAAATATCGAATTCATAGTCTTCTTTTTTCCCACCTCTATTAGCAAGTCTTTCTCTTTCTGCTTTTTTGACTTGTGGAAGTTGTCTTCTTGTAAGTCTTTCGAGTGCTGCTTTAGGAATTCTTTGAATTCTTTTATCTAATGCAATTTTTTCAGCAGCAGACATTTCAGAATACTTCTTACTTTTCATAAGTCTCTGTTTAATTATGTTTCTTGATTTTCTCTGCGCTCTTGCCTTCAACTTTTCAGGCGTTGCTTTTCTTTTCGCCGCTCTTTTTCTCGCCATTGCAATCTTATTCTTATAACGACGCATAGTCATTGCTTTTCTTTTTCTTTGTGCCATAGATAATGGCGCTCTTTCTTCTAAGTAATTAAGAGCAATATCGGTAACACTTTCGTATGATGGTTCCAAATCAATATACTTTTTTGGATTGTGCTTTCCGCCACTATCCTTATTTTTCTTATCTTTTTTATTAGGCATAATATCCTCTTAATATATGAATTTTCTCTAATTATTTATAAAATCATTCAATTCAAACATTATTAAAGTGTCTCCTGAAAGAAGGTATAAAATCGTAATTTTTTGTTGAACTTTCTTTCCATATAGTAGATTGCCTTAACCACCCAATAGCAGGTGTGGGGTCAGCAATTGCTAATGGTATTTTTGTTTTTCTGGACCTCAAAAAGTATACATTGTCAATCGCACCCATAACACCATTTTTTTCAATCTCATCTATCAATTTTTTAGCAGTTACATGATTTATGCAATATGCATGTGCTCCTTCATGACCGTCTATATCAATCAATCTTTTAGGTGGTCCTGCCATCACATAATCATACAACTGTGGTTCTTTTGTCTTATATCCCAGAACCACAATCTTATTATCTGGTATGTCAATATTTATTTTGTGCAACATTATAGCGTCATGTTCTAAAATTATCGCACACTCTTTTTCATCGGCAATTTTTTTCCATATCGCTGCATGTCCAGAAGAAGCAAGTTGTGCTTTATTAGAAACGTTTTTTCGTTCTATCTTTCTTTTTAGTCCAAAACTGTTCCACGCAACGTTTCCGTCAATACTGTGATGCCAGTTGAAATATTCCCACTTTATGCCCAATCCATCACAAGAGTCAGAACAATTTTTCGCATATTCGTCTGATATTGGCGTTTTTGTTTTTAGTATATAAACTTTTGTTGGTTTCATATTTCAATTCCAGTAATTTCAAAATACTTTTCGAAGTCTTTTTCGTAATACTTCTTTACTGCGCTTGCAGTTTTTTCGTCATAATACTTATCAAAAAGACTTTCGTCTTTGGGTTTCATTTCACTTTTAAACTGTTGAAGATTGGTTCTGACTTGTATAGAATTATCAGATATGAACTTATTTGTGTGTCTATCTATATTGTCGTAATCCCACCACTCACCACAATCTTTGCTATCAATTGACAGATAATCGGTCTGCAAAATTTTATTTGAACCATCCTTAAAATGATATCCGTTTTTGAAATGTTCTCTGAATTCTTCTGGATTACTTTTTTTTGTTCTCCTATCCAAGAAGAAATATAAACTCAACTGCCTTTCAAATGGATTCCTTATGACACCAATGTTTTTCTTCTTAATAGCATCGCTTTTTGATATGATACCATTATCAATTATCTCTTGTAGTGTAAGGTGGATAAATCTATATTGAGTCTTGTATTTTAAAACAATGTTATGTGGAACATTGTTGTTTGGTATTCCAGCGTCATTAACTTCGGTGTATACGTCTCTGCCATTACAGCAATTCTTTATGAAAAAATGTGCAAGACTAGAACTTGCATTCTTAGGAATTCTCATAAACGTAAAATTGTATTGATCACAAATAACCATATTGACCTCACTTTAAAATAATATCTCGCTTTATGTCTTCAAACATCATAACTTTGTTTTTTCTGTGGTAATGAATGAAGTCCTGTTCAAATCGTTTCGAATGATCTTCCCTAGATAAATGGTAATTATATCTCGGCGGCAAGTCATAATACCTATCCACGTGCCTTACGTAATAATTGACAAATGCTTGGTCGAAGTTGCCTAATGAAGTATAAACAACATCATTTGTATCAAAAATACTTTCTATATTTTTAAGGTATTCCAACAAATCATCATATTCACTTTTTGGAATAACCACAACCCCACTGTTTATGTGACCTTTGTTTTTCCAATACTTGAAATTGTTATTTCTTAGTGTCAGTTTTCGCATCCTCTCATGAGTTTTCATGAAGTTAGCAGACAAGCAATCATTAGGCGTATCTTCAAATATATCCTTGCTATGTATAGTTGCTAATATGTCACTGTCTACGAAACAAACTTTGTCATAATCGTGCATCCATTTTTCAAAAAACGGTTGGAATATGCCGAAAAATGGAGGTAGGTTGTGCGGTAAATTTCCATTAAGAAGTTTGTAGTCTGCACCTATTTTTTGTGCATACTTTTTAAAAGACCTTTCCGAAATAGTGTGATATTCTTCTTGGGTCTGGATATAATTTTTGGTAACAAATTCGGGTGTTTTGTAATATTGGTATATGAGTTTTTTCATTTCATCACCATAAAATCTTCAAAAGACATTTTATCCCAAGGCAAAACACTATCAGGATCATCAGACAAATTGACCAATTTGGTATTGCCTTTTCTTTCATTAAGTCTATCGAATAACGTTTTTAATATGTCAGGATTGTTTTTGTATTCTTCGACATTTCTGAATTGATATAAAGGATCGGGCATTCCTCTTTTTTGTATATCGTATCCAACTCCATAGAAGGCAGTAGAACCATCTTTTTGGGGTGTGTAATTCATGTCAAATCCGATGAAACCAATATGAGTTGGTTTTAGATAAAATAGCGCCCAATAAGTTGAAGTGAAGTATATGGGCAGACCTAAGAATATTCTCGCATCTGACCATTCCATATTTGCCATTCTCACATATGACCTTTTATATCCCCTGATACCATCCTTAGAATGTATTTCTTGGTTTGGTCTTTTTTTCAAAATATCTTTTTTGAAAGGGTAGTCTCCTGCATGTATCAAGTGATCCCATTTGTCTGTTCCTTTCCAGACATTGTTAACACCGACTATTGTAACTGATTTTGTATCCCAATTGTTAATATTCACCATATTAGGACCACTACCAACACAAATCACTTTCATCTTATTATCTCACAACATTTTATCGGGACATTTACTCCTGTAGATGCAGGGTAAGAAGTTTCTGCAACCACTTTCAGTTTTGTCTTATTTTCTTGAAATGTTTTCTTCACATTTCTGTTTTGTAAATCATCAATTATTGCATATTTCACATCAGAAAGAAATGCTAAGTTCAAGTCATTTTGAATGTAGGGTAAGTCATGCGAACCGTCAATGAATATAACATCATATCCATCAACTTCATTTGGTTTCAAATACATAGAGTTTTTTTCGTAAAAAGAAAACCTGTCTTTGAACTTGTTTTTAACCACTTTGGCATTTCTTTTTGTTATATCAAACATGCATATATCAAAAGAGTGAACAATAACATCATCGAATAAAGATAGTATTATGGAACTACTGTGTCCTGCATTAAAACCTATTTCAAATATGCTTTTGAAGTCAGTTTTCTGTTTCACATTTTTCCAAAAAGATATTACTTCTTCGTTAGCAACCATATGACCTGTTCCGCCATCAGGCAACCAATTAATGTCAATCATATTCAAAACTCCTTTTTCTTATATTTATACGCATAAAAAAAGAGGGCGTTACTTGCCCTCTTTTCCTTCTTTATCTAATGGGTCTTTTTCCCCATAGTATGGTATATGTGACATTAGATGTTTCCTTTTCTCATATCTTTATAAATTTTTCTTGCTTCTTTATAGTGACCTAATCTTTCCAATTCTCTTGCCGCTCTTGCCATTCCTGACAATTCTACCGCTCTCATTATAGATTTACAAAAATTAAAGAATGGGTTTACGAAATAATTTTTTGCTAACTGTGCCATCAAACCCAACCTTTGATATTTTCGTTCACTTCGATATGTTTTTCATAAACTTCTTTAGATATACGTGGTATATCGCAACGAGTAATTCCCATATCCGCAAGTTCTCTGCTACCCAAAGATTGTAATTCATTTCTAGTTTGTATCATAAGTCTACGTGCAATAATTCTACTTTGTAGTTTTTTGAAAAATTTTGCTATGAAGTTAAGATTAAGTCTTTCAGCAAAATCAATAACAGCATCAGTCATTTCCTGTCCTTTCTATGTTTTTTCGTTTTACATAGTTATTTATTTTGCAGGTGCAGAAAAATGACATATAATTTTGGCATTGTCGGTATGACAAGGTTACATACCTATCAGATTAGATTTGTAACCTTGCCATTTACGTTATTGATTAATTGTCTTTGACCGTTTTCATATATAAGGCAACATGTTTGTGACCATGATGATGGACCTCTGTTGTAACCCATATCTAACTTTGATAGTGTTCCCACTCTAAAGACGCCACGATTTATAGCAGCAGAGTGGTTATGACCAATGATACAGTTTCCATATATTTTTTCTAAGGAGTTAAGTGAAGGTTTTGCACCATTAAGACCTAGATCACCATGCGACCCACATTCAGCACCCGCAATAGTCGAACTGTCTTCTCTCTGTAAGAAATCCCAATTATCTGGCACTTCATTACCTGCGACTTCAAATCCTTTTGCAAGAACATCACCTTCTTCAAAAAGAGAAACAGCAATTTTCAAACTTGGCAGATGGTTTTCAGGATCAAACAAGTATCGTCCTTCTTTGAGATATCTATCCAAAAATTCGTCATGATTGGATTTAACAATTTTTATCTCATTTGCTTTTGTTTTCTTTTGAATGTCATTGACAAGGTTGAATGTCTCTGTCAATTCATTGATAAGATTTGACATTCCGTTTTGACTTCTTACAGATTTTTCTGCGATATCTTTTACGTGATGTGAAATGCTATACGCATCAAAAATATCATGCAAGTATATTCTGTTGACTTTCATTTTTGAAAACAAGTCTGTGAATACGTTTATTGCTTCGAAATCTGCATTCACACCGTGTAAATCACCCATCACTACATTTGTAGCGACATTCGTTATTTTTCCGCTAGGACTATATTTCTTTCCTAGGTCAATAAATGATCCATCTTCATCGCATTGTATTTGTCTAAAGTGAAATGTGTTTTCATCTTCAATTTCGATTATGATTGCACCCATGGTATGGTCATGTTCTGCAATGTATGATAATCTTTTAGAAACAAAAACTTCTGAATAATAATTCGGAAGGGTGCAGGCACCCGGAGTCATAATTGAATAGTTTTTTCCTCTTTTGTTTCCTGATGGGATATATTCTAGAAATTGCTTTGGACTTGCAAAAACATACGATCCATCACGACTGCCCAATCTAGAAAGACCAGTGATAGGTTTTATCTGTTTCGCAGAAACTTGAATACTACAAAGAGAAATATTATCATTCAATGGGGTGTCATCTTGAACGAAAAGATATTTTTCGTCATTGAATTCTTTGTCAAAAACAGCAGTTTTCTTTTCGAAACTGTTTGTAATGCTTTCCGCTGGCATGATGACAATCTGCCCATCATTCTCTTGACAATATTTGTCCAATGTTTTTAGGAAACCTTTATGGATTTTAGAACCAGCAACAGCAGTTGTTACCACAAAAACTTTCTTGTCTGATTTCCCAACACTTTTTTCCTCAGAAAACACTTGATCAACGGAAGAGAAGTGTTTATTAAGAAATTCGTTTTCAGTGTCTCTGACATATTCGTGTAAAGTTTCGATGCCACCAAAAACACGCCTTACACTGTCTCTTGTTATGTCATACTCTACGAAATCCTGATACACAGGAATTCTTTTTTCTTCTTTAACGACTTTCTTGTATATTTTTAGTATATACTTTCTCTTTTTCTCTCTTTGCTTTTCTAATGATTTTTCATTATCTGCCATATTATCCTCAATCTTTGTTATAGTAGAAAAGGGCAATAGAATGCCCTTTATGATATTTTATCAAATTTTTCAATAGAGTCAATAGAAAATGTTCTTACTATCACTTTATTTTCTATCCCACCTTGTGAATCTTCATTGATCTTTTTTTCAGGTAGTCCTTCAATATCTCCTTCGTAAAAAACACCATCTAGAAGATATTCTGTTTCGCCGGGATTTTCAAAGAAACACTCAATATAGTGTTTTCCTTTGTTTTCAACAAAGGGTGTGTTTTCAATTCTTACACCCCATGCCCTAGGTTTAAGTTCAAATGTAGAGGGGTCTTTTCCTTCAAGTTCCATTTGCTCTTTGACAAGACTTTCATAACCACCTTGATTGTATTTATTATAAACGGTAACAACTGCATTTTTGGTTCTTTTTTGAACCCTGCCCTGCATTTCATTTTTCTTACCGCCTTTCAACTTGACATCTGTTAAAGTGTCTATTTTAAATTTGGCAGAACCTTCTACTCCATCTAAAATATTTTCTAATTCCTCTAAATTCATCTAGGTATTTCCTTTCCTTTATAATCAGCAAAGAAAACAGGCGTGAAACCATTGAACCCACTACCTAGGTTCAATTTACGACAAAGTTCTCTTGCACGTTTTTCATTCGTCTTCATAACAATAGTAATGTCAGTATCTTTTTCGATAATGTCATATGAAAATTTCTCATTTTCTTTCACCGAATAACTCATTGAAATTCTCCTATTTTTTTCTTCTTTTTACGACTTAGACCAACATTCAAACTAGTTTCATCAGTTGTGTTATCATCATTAAATGCCGACGAATCCATAATAGGTTTGTCTTCGTCTTTTGTTTGATTGTCATTTATTACATTATTTTGAGAACTTTGTTCTGTATTGTAGAGTTTCATTCTCGCTTTATCCATGCCTATGACAAACTTTCTATGTCTAGATATATCACCCCATCTGTTTTTCAACTGTTTAACCATGATTTGACTCATACTTTCAAGGTCTTCGGAAGTCATCAGTGCAAAAATAGCATCGGCGGTATGTGTTATACCCATCGACTCAGAAGTGTTTGTCAAATCAACATCACTATTGTTATATCCATCACGGTTTAACTGTGAACTTGAAACGATAGGAACATCAAATTCCATTGCCAATCCCCTAACTTCTTCTGCAATAGACTTGACAAGAGTGTATGAATTTGTTGCAGCAGAACCCTTAATTCGTGAAGATGCACAAATGTTAAGGTAGTCTATGTAGATTGCATCTGGAACAAAACCTTTCTTTTGTCTAAGTTCATTAAGCAAATGCCTAAAATGTGCCGTGTTTGCAGAACCAGTAGGATATTCCTTGATTATCAACTTTCCCGGTGTTTTACTTTTGTAAGTGTTCATCCTCTTTTCAAATGTCTTCAACGGAATAGTAGCAACTTCATCTACTGTGATATCCATAATATTAGCATCAATTCGTCTGGCAACTTCTTCTTCTGATAGTTCCATTGATATATACAAAACATTTTTACCATGCATAAGATTTGTCGCTGCCATGTGACATTTCACGATACTTTTACCAGTTCCTGTTCCGCCTAAGAAAAGAGACAAAGACTTTCTCGGTATGCCACCCTTAGTGATCTTATTCAAAAGATCAACGTCAAATGGTATTCTAACTTCTTTTCTGTTGTAGTATTCGTGACGATTTATGTAATCTTCAAGAAAGTCATGTCCAACATGAGTGTCGAAGTTGATACCCAAAGAGTCTGAAAGAAGTTTAGGTATAGAACCTTTATCTAGTTCTTTGTCCTGACCATCAAGAATTAAAATCGCTCTACGAATGGAGTTGTAAAGATCACGATCTTGGCAAAACTTTTCTGTCTGATCAATCATCCAGTCTACATTTGTCTTTTCATCAATAGACAAATCGTTTAGATGATTCAAAACCTCTTTATACTGATCTTCATTTAAGTCTTTTCTGTCTTCAAGGGATATTTTTAGAACCTCCTTGGTAGGAGGTTCTTTGTATTCCAAAACATATTCAGAGACAGAATCGAAGATTTTTTGGTATGCCAAGTCTTCAAAGTAATCTTCTTTTATATATGGATATACTTTTTGAAAGTAATCTTTATTGAAAAGAAGATAAGATAATATGGTTTTTTCTATTGACATACTTTTTTATTCTCCGTTTTCTTCACCCCCTAAATTATCGTCTTCAATAATAGGTTGGGCGAGTTTAAATTTGTTTTTGACAAAATTCTTAAATTCGTCATTTTTAATCAAAGATGAAAAGAACTCATCATCTGCTTCAATATCTTTTGCACGGCGTTTTGGTTCTATGACCTCACCAGTTTCCATGTCCACAAGATTATACCAACCCTGATTTGCCTTTACGATATTTCCAGATTCCAAAGAAAGATCGAATAGTGAACTCCACTTTTGGATGCCTTTGTCGTAAAGAACAGTGAATGGTAACTTTGCTTTTTCTTTCACAAACCTTGATTTTTCAATGTTAATTGTGAATTTGTAACCAGCAATTTCAGTTCCGTCTTTTTCTTGTGCTTTAGTTATCACGAAAATTTGGTTAGCAGCATATGTTACTGCGGTCCCACCCGGAATAACTGTTTTAGGGAACATTCCAATTTCTTGGTATACATGATTTACCACTATACACGGCAAATCTTTCATTGTCAAGTGCGGAGTTATAATTCTTAGCAAAGAACGTATTGCTTTTGCACGGGACATATCAGCAACTGATTTTTCGTCCATAGCATCATCAACTTCTTTTTTAGATGCCAGCGCACCTAAAGAATCAATCATTATAAATACACGGTCGCCACGATTGATTTCTTCTAGACGTTTGACAACATCAAATTTAAGTTGCTCTACGTGTTCGACAGGAATATGAAGAACACGATTTGGATCAATGCCATTGCTTTCTAAGTAATCTGGTGTTATACCAAATTCAGAATCGTAAAGAATTGCAACAGAATCGGGATACTTATTAAAATATGCTTTCATACAATACAAACCAAGCAAAGTTTTGAAACTTTTACTCATACCTGCAAAAATTGTAAGACCGGGAACAAGACCACCATCAATGTCGCCGCTAAATGCAATGTTTAGGATTGGCAGGTCTGTAGGAATAACATCTTTTGCATTAAAAAATGCAGACTCGCTTAAAACAGACGCATTTTTTATTGAACCTGATTTTTTTAGTTTTTCTAGTAATGAACTCATTAATTTTCCTTTCTGTGTTGATTGTTTTAAAGAGGGGAACTACCCCTCAATATGAGTTACTTTTCTTCCCACTCCCCAAGAAGTGATTTCAATTTTTCTTGGAAAGCATCTATTTTTTCTGTCCTATTAGGCCAGTATATTGTTGTTTTGTCTGGATTTTTCTTTAGATTTTCTAGAAAGGGATTGATGGAATTGAACATCGCATTTAATCTTGATCGAAGTTCTTGTATCCTTTCCCTCTCAGATTTTGTGGTGTTTTCTAGTTCTGTGACTTGCGATTTCACTTCCTCAAAATCTTCATCAACAAAACTAAACCCAAAATCATCATCAAAGGGTTCAAAGTTGTTTTTCATTTTTTTCTCTTGAAATATTGTTTTAAATGTGTCCCCGCACTAGAAATAGCACGGGAACAGTTTCATTTAATTGTCAGCAAGGTTCTTGAAGAATTCCAAATCGTCATCATCGTCATCCCCACCATTGGATGGTTCTGATTTAATTTCTGGTTCTGGTTCTTCTTTTCTAAGAGAAGACATATCAAGTTCTTGATCAACTTCATCTTCTTCTTCTGCTTTGGTGCCATAGTTTCCACCACCTGTATTCTCAGATAGACCTAGAACACGATACAGTTTTGCTTTCAATTCATCATATGATTTGAAATTCTTTTCATCAATAATTTCTTGAAGCGAATATTGCTGTTTCCAAATTTGTTCTAGTTTGTCATTATCATCAAAAAGTGCTTCTGGATTATCAAACTCTGATTTGTCATAGTTTCTGTATCCATCAACTTTACGAATTTTCAAGCGGAAATTTGCACCATACCAAAAATCAAATGGGTTTACAGGTTCTTCATCTTCAAATTGCGGGTTCATCATGTCATTAAGTTTGTCAAAGATTTTTTTGCCATATCTATACAAAAAGACCTTTCCTTCGTTTTCAGGATTGCCTGAATCTTTAACAACGTAAATATTAGAGACATATTGAAGTTTGCGCTTTTGTTTACGAACTTGTTGGCGCTCTTCGGAATTATCATCTGTAGTGGAATTCCAAAGTTTGTTGTTGTATTCGTTTACAGGGTCGTCTTTTCCAATTGTTGAAAGACAATTTTCAATATACCATTGACCCGTTGGACCTTGGAAACCATGGTTCCAAAGGCGAACAAATGGCATATCTTCACCTTCAAATTCTGGAAGGAAACGAATAATAGCAAAACCATTACCAGCACTGTCTACTGTTGGTTGCCAATATTTGTTTTCATCTGGATTGGAATATCCCCCAGAACTCATTTCAGTTAGTTGTTTATTGAGTTTTTCGAAGGATTTTGAACGTGACTTTTTTAGTTCGCTAAATGAACTAGGCATATTTTTCTCCTTATTTTTAAAGTATTGCTACGTATTTTTTAGTATTGCTATGTATGTATCAAGTATATAAACCTTGAAACTAACAAGGCAAACATATTTATATCAGAAAAAACGTTCTTTTAGAATTTTTTTGAACTTTTTTTCATCATAGTCTAAGAAAGGTCTGTATTTCTTAGATGTTGCAAATATATCACATGCTATGAATTTGTCAAGAACTTTTTCGTCCCAATAGTCAAAAACATTTGC